AATATTTATCATTTATTGTCAATTAACACAACCTTATATTTTAAGCCGCTACTTCTGTCCATACTATAGATTGTCCAGTATTTACAGGAGCCCAAGCACCTACGTATAATTGACCCGTTGTTCCTGTCAAGCCAAATCCAGTCACATTTATAGAAACATCTATTTTAGTAGATATTGAATTTAAAACTAATGTTAAACTCTGACCTGTTACATTAACAGGAGTATTTAAATCAACTGTTTCATTACCTAAAGCTAATGTTAAATTTTGACCTGTTACAACTGCTGCAACCGCTATATCTATATCTACAGTTCCATTAAAACTTAGAGTTAATTGTTGACCAGTTACGTTTGCATCAGGGGCAGGATCTACTGTACCAAGTGCTAAACTTAATGGATTTTCAAATACTGGAATTGAAACATTACCATCTGCAGAGATACCAACACTACTTAATTGAGCATTTAATAATTGGCCTGTTAAGGCAACCGATCCATCGATTGTTAATGTTACTGAATTTAAAGATGTACTTAATAATTGTCCTGTTACATTTGCCGGAGTTATTACATCAACTGTAGCCGTTCCTTGAGATAAACTAAGACCAATATTTTCTCCCCAAGAACCACTTCCCCAACTATCTGCTCCCCATGTTGTAGGTGTTCCAGGTGCTGTTACTGGTACTAATATAATTGGAAATGCACTAACACTATTTAAAGTTAAATTTGCTAAGTTGGTTGTAAGAGCTACATTTCCATCAATTGAAAAAGAAACAGAATTTAAAGATGTACTTAACTGTTCTCCAGTTAAAGAAACATTTGGACTAAGAGAAATAGAAACATCATTTAAAGCAGAAATTAATGATTGACCTGTTATTAAAACATCAACATCATTTGCTCCACCAAAGGTTCCTGCACTCCAACTTAATTCGCCCCAAGCTGTGTTGGCCATGCCAGATTACTCCTATTAAGAGATCCTGATAATAGCGGCTGAACTTGTAAAAGCTGGGAATTGAATAGTGAATGTTCCTGAAGTAGCTGTTTTATCAGTCGTAAAGTTTAATACTGCAACTGCAGAATTACTAAACGAAGTATTATATATCAATGCGCCTCTTGCAGTTAAAGTAACACTCTGAAAAGATAGATCAGCAAAATCTGTAAAAGCAACTGTTGATACAAGAGATGTTCCAGAATTTACTAATGCTTTTCCACCTGTTGTGTAACCTGTTCCAGAAGCACTTACTTCTCCTGTTGAAGTATATGCAGTTGTTGCTGCACCTAATGTTGCAGTTGATACATAAAGAGCTAACTTGAACTTATCACCACCAGCACCCGCAGTTGAAAAATCTTGATCACCATCTAATAGTTGTTTTTTAAAACTATTTGGTAACGCTTGTGTAATAGCCATATTTGTTTCTCCTTATTGTGGTTTACGAGCTATACGAGGTTCTCCATCTAGAAACTCATCAGTTCGTCTTCTTCCCATTTGTTCTAATGAGAATCCTTCGATAGCTTGCTTATATCTATTTTCATAATATTGCAACATATCATTTGGACCCTTCAAAAATCCATAAGCCTCAACTAGGCAAGCATATAATAAACCATTGGGAAATTGTTGGCTTAAATATGTATTTGCAGTTGTAGCCGATAATCCAGTTGGTTTCAAGATATAATTTGCTTGTACGTTATAAGCTTGATCTGGGGTAGGAGCTACAACAACTGTATTTTCATCCCAGTTTGCGTAATATTTAGGTAATCCTGTAGTATTACTTTGGTTATATTCATTGATAAAGGATACATCCCTAACATCTAAAAAAGATATTGTATTATCCGTATTGAATATCTGTACTGATCTTATAATTAAACAATTATCAGGAACTGTAAAATATTTTTGAGTTATAACAACCGAAGATGTTGCATATTTTCTATTGTTATCAGAATCTACATCTCTTAAAATTCTAAATTCAGCATCTTGAATAAATCCATCAATGATAGTTGCTGTTAATACATTAGAATCTACTTCTGTGTAATTTCTTATTTTTGTAACTAATTCTGTGTATGTCATATTAAGCCTGTAGTGTAACTGGTCCTGCAGAACATTGTGCCCCGCCGCCAGATATATTTCCTGTTGTTGCCGTGCTTGTACTTAAAAAATAAAAATAATTTAAAGTATCACTTACAATACCAGATGAATCAATTTTTCCAACGGTAATTGTAAATCCATTTGCATTTGAAATATCTGTAACATTATCAAATGATGGAACATCATCAAAAGAATCTTCTCTAGAAGGTGTACCTACAATGTTAACTTGCGGCGGGCCTCTAAATCTTACGATATTGCCAGTTGATCTTCCATGATCTTCTGAATAAACATTTATATAAGTAGAACCTGCATACTTAGTTGTTGAAAAAGGATTTAAAGTTAAAACTACAATTACTGGTGGTTCAATTCTATCTGGATGCGCATATCTTAAACCTTGTGGATCAGCTGTTGTTGGTTTTGGTTCTAATTGAGGTTGTTTAGCTTCAAATTCAGAAGTATGTACCCATGAACCATTCCACTCTTGAACCATTTCTTGATATGGAAATCTACAACCAGAACGGTCAGAGATCATATAAGAATATTTTCCTCTTGATAGATTAGACATTTGGATAATAAGTTTTTGGAGTTATAAATGAACTTGAAGAAGATCCATCAGTTTCTAATGCTCTCTTTAATTCATCTTCGTACAATAATTTTAATCCTTCTACTCTTTGTGGAGCAAGTTTAAGTGCTACATAATAAGCAAGTCCCGCGCACATGCATGGAACAAATCTATATGGAACATCTGTTGCATTTGTGTAAGCTCCAACATCTTGAATTCTTTTTGCATAGTAATATTGAATAACATTATTCACCTGATCTGATCCTGGTGTTAAATATAAAGTGATTGTAATTTTATCTATAAATCTTTGTACGTAATATTGTGTAGGTTGACCTGTTGCAAATTTAGAAGATAAACCACTGTAAGCTGATCTATTAATTTTTGTAAGTGGAAAATCAACAACTGGAGTTTGTTCTGTATTTCTATAAACCATTTCTAAAATATCATCTGGTCCATAAGTAATAGAAGTATAATCATATACAGTTGCATTATCTGCATGAGTCGCAGCTGTTGTACCATTAGCTCCTCTAGTACATCCTGTTATAGTCATAGAAGATGTATTTGTTCCTGTATAAGTAATTTGTTCAGAATCTATTAATAAAGTTCCAGATGTTGGAAACTGCCAAACTGAATCTACTGTAATAGTTGTAGCATTAATAGTAAGTGCACCATTTAAATAACTAAGTGTACCATCTGAAGTTCCATCAGAAGTTGATCTATAAATAGTATAAGTGCTTTGGCCATTAACCATGGAAATAGTATTACTTGCTACTTCCCAATAATGAAGACCTCTGTTAGCCCATTCCTGAAACATTATATTTAGAGATCTTCTTGTAGATTCTAAATCCATTCCAGTTCTTGGAGCAGATAAACCAATTCTTTCGTAAGCCTCTTCTATAATTTTATCTATATAAAAGGTCTTTTCAAAAGTTGTAGTTCCAGAAGTAGTATTAGCCATTTAGCTTCTCCTACGCTGTTAATCCAGGTCCAGAATATTTATCTGTTAGTAATGTAACTGCAGTAACTTTAGTTAAAGAAGTTGTAAAAATTCCTTTTGGAAATAAAATTCCATCTTCAGGAAAACTAAAATTAATAACATCTCCACTTGGTACATCTGCTACAAATAAAGTAGATCCAGCGGAAGATGTTGTTTTTAATGTTACACTTCCTGCTCCTGTTCCATCAGATGCAACAATGATACCTCTTAATCTAATTGGTCCTGCTACAATTGCATTAGAAGTATTCCCTGAAAATCTAGTTGCTTGTATATCACCTTTATAACTTCCCATATTTTTCTCCTTATAATTTAAGGAGCCCTTACGAGCTCCTTAAAAATTAATTTATTATAGTGCCGCTAATGCTGCGTTTTGACTATAAGTAACAACGATTCTTGCTTTACCTGCTGTTGCAGAGTTAGCAACTGTTATTCCATATAATTCAACATCAGAAGTTCCTACAGTTCTCCAAGCATCTGCTGCTGCTGGTAACATTGAAGCTCCCGTTGCAGTTGCTGATACGTTAGTTGCTGCTGCTAAATTTGTAGCACTTGATGAACTTTTACCAACTGCAATTGTAGTTGTGCTTGAAGCAGTAAATAATGATTCTACTTGAATTGACACACTAATGATTTGACTGTTTGCTGGAATTATAATTCCAAGTGCAGTAGCTGTTGTTGTTGCATGTGTTAATGCTACGTTTGATGATTGAGTTAATACAACTGGTCCAATGTTTTTAACATTTGTTCCAAGTGTAGTTCCTGTAGTATCAACGATTGTTCCGGCTCTAACTGGGCCTGAAAAAGTTGTATTTGCCATAAGTATATTCTCCTAGTTTTTCCAATCTAGTCTCTAGGCTTGTCGACTATACGCGTCTAGATCAGAAGGTTATGTATAGTGATTAAAATATAACTTAATTTATTGAATAGCGCAAGGGATACCTGCATCGAAAATCTACTTTTCGGATATAAATAGCTAGGTTTAGCTAGCTACAGAAAACTCAGGAGCAGCCATTTCTACTTTAATTTGTCTAGTAGCTATTTCAGCTTCAGACATTTTAATCTGGTTAATGATTTCACGAATTTTTTCGTCAATCCTAACCATATCAAGAGTATATATTCCCTCTTGAATGTAGTGTTGCTCCCAATCAAGTTCTAGGGCTCTCTTCTTTGTGTAAAGAGCTTGAACGTGATTTATCATCTACGATCTCCTCATAGGTTATCCAGCATTTATCTTTAGCAAAAGATCGCATGCTGTCTTTTAGTAATATACCTTTTTTTCCTATTTTGTCAAGGATAGCTAGTTCTATACTTTCTGCACTATCTTCAGCTTCAATGTCAAAATTAGCCATGTGACCATAAGCTCTAATTTTTACTTGAAACATTTTTGTCATAATTCATTCTTTCTATCAGATTAATGGGGTGAGATATACCCACCCCATTAAATAAAAAATGCTTATATATTAAGCACCTGGTGAGCCAAACATACCTCTAGGGTCAGACCAGCCGAAGCTGTATCTTTCTCTAGCTTTGTATCTAACGTTACCAGTATCAAAATCACCTTCCATAGCAGTTTTGATAGGTGCTCTTACGAACATCTTCATACCGTTTGGAACGTCAGTTTTGATAAAGAACGCGTCAGTATCAGTTAAGAAATTGTTAACCACATAACCTTGTGGAACCATTCCCATTGATCTGATTGCGTTTGTATCGTTGTCAGCTGTACCAGTTCTTAACGCTGATTTCATTAATCTTTCCGCAGTGAATTGTAATTCTTTTGGAATGATTAATTTAACACCTTGAGCTGCGATTTTTAAACCACGTTCATCAGTGAATGCATTGATATCAATCAATGATTGTTCTAATGAAGTTTCGTTTAAGTCAGCTTGAGTTGCTAGCGTGTTGCTGAATGAACCAGCAATAGTTGGGTGTGATAAGTTTATTAAAGAAACTCCGTCACCACCTACATAAGATGTACTGAAACCGTTGTTTAGAACGTTAGCTGCAGTTACTTGTTTAGTGTTTGCCATAGATCTTGCTAAAGCTTTTGTATATCTAGACGCTAGTCTGTCATACAAATTATCTTCAATCGCTTCTTCAGTGATTGAGAAAGCAAGCGCTACGGTGTTATGTGTGTATCTAGCTGTGAAAGTTTCTTGAGCATTGTCAAAAGTTACTCCAGAACCTTCTGGC